AGCAATCTCCGTGCTCTTTTTCTGCGAGATATAGCGAACGTCTTTCCTGATATCAGAAAGAAGATCAACTATTGCCGCAGTTAAACACAACTGGTGAGTCGGACCCCCAAGATCACTAATCTCAGTCTCCAGTTCTTCCGGTTCGTCATGTGTCGCACCACCAATCACGATGGACAAGAAGCGCTCTCTTTGCAGATCATCCGGCAAAGTGTTATCAACTTTGGCGCTGAAATGCCTGCCGTAATGTTTGGCTAAATAGAGCCCGATCCTAGCATTTGTCCGAAACCCTTCTACTTGCTCCTCGCTCATTTCGCTGCTCTCCTTTCGAGCCATGTCGGGACTACCCCGTTACTCAACCACGATCCTGTCTTGCGATTCGGGAGCATCCTGGACGCTCGCCGTAGCTCCCCCCAGGCTCCGCAACCTGTCAACCATATCACCGCGTCCAGCGCCAGCAATACCGGCCATGCTATCACTCGCTTTGCTCTTGCGTCCATGGATTGCCCACCATATTAGGTTCTTCAGTCTGCTTGTTTCGGCCGCACTCACGTTTGTCATCCCTCCTGTGTAGTTCGCCGCTGTCACGGCGTCGTGTGGCCTGCCATCGTCAGGCACGGGAGGCCAGTCCCGTACGACCCCGGGCGTTCCCGGGGTTTCGGCTATTCGTTATTTCGTGTGGATCGGCTTACTGGTGTCTGCGCCGTTTGCCACAATCAATAATGCTGTTCTCAATTCGTGGGCGTAGTGCCATACGTCGATGACCGCTTCCCGGGCAGCCTTGTTACGGAGGCTGTTGGCGATGTGCCAAAGATCGGTAACCCCCTCTTTCGATACATCAACAACCCGTTCCCCCGTCCCGTGTTCCGCTCTGATAATCCTCACCCTTTTCATTTCCGCCTCCTATTTCGTCCGTTTGTCGGTTTCGGCTAGAGCACGGCTGATACGGCGTCAACCATAGCGTCCAGCAAATCAGGCTTCGCGTCGTCGTATTCCTCGTATGACATCGTGCTATCATCATTGTCGGGATGGTTAGCACAGAGGACGTCGAGGGCCGCCATTGCGTCCAGGACGGACGGCGACACCTGAATGCGGTCTATCGCGTTCGACTCGGCAACGGCCTTGTGTGCGGCCTGTATAGCCTTGCAGACCGGGCAACTGCCATCTGTGCATTCCGGCTGCCCGGTCTGACCGTGAGGCCAGTAGTCGATTGCCAGCATTCCTTTCAGGGCGGCGAACACGTCGTCGCGTATCTGGACACTCTCCGCGGGGGTGTTGTTCTCGCGTTCATTCTCCAACCACGCACTTGCCCGTTCATCCTCCAGTTTGGCGCCCTCAATCGCTTCGCAGTACGAGCAATCTTCAGGACCGTCTCCGTAGTGGTTGCGATCAAGCTCGTTCTGGTGTGTCTCCAGAAGATAGCTCGTCACCGTTTCGAGCATCGTAGCCAGTGACTCGATGATTACGGCCGGTGTGTCCTCTGCTTTGAGTTGATACTTGCTCATCTGGTTACTCTCCTATTCTCTCGACGTACACCCGGCCGTAATCCCGGCCATCCTCGCTACCCTTGCGACGGATTATCACTGACGAATACTTGCCGCTAGCTCGCAGTTCCGCGGCCATCTTGCGGCAGGCTTCCATCGTGTAATCGCATGTGTCGTACTGAATCATCCGACTACTCTCCTTCCTCGTTCTCGGTTTGCGCGCGGATCATTCGGCGGATTTTGCATCCGGCGATGCTGGCAATCGTGCCCAGGACCGCGGGAACTATCAGGAATATGAGCGTTGTGCCTGCGGCTACTGTCATAGCTACTTTCCTTCCTCGTGGTGGTTACATCACTACCGAACCGGAGACCGCCTCCGCCCGGTTTCGGGCTTTGCCTTTTCTCTCTTCCTCGAATTGCTTTTGCCAGTCGCGACTTTCCTTCTCGAATTTCCGCCGTTCGGTTTCTGACATTGGCTTGCTGGCAACCCGGGGCTCGGGGATCTCTTGCAAGGCGGCCGTGCTCTTCGCGATCGCTTCATAGTTGGCGGCATAGAGGCTATCCCATCCGAGCCACGTAGCAGCACGGTGGGCTACGTTCTCGGCGTCCGGCGTGATACCCTCATGGCTTACAAACGCGGTTCCTTCTGGAAGGTATGAGCGCCGGGCTCGGCCGCCCATAGTGGCGGGGTTTTCTAGCTTGTCGCGTATGATCGTTTGGACAAAGAGCACGGAGAATGAAGCATTGTCGCGAGTCTCATCTGCTAGCACGTAGTCAACCCGGGAGAAGTCCATATCGTTCTGGATAAGCGGGGCATGGAAAACGTAACCGATCTCTCGGCCGCTATTGTCGAGCCAAGCGCCTTGCCACCAAACGTGTACCGGACGAAATTGCTGGACAAGCTGGACAGTCGCGATAAACGCGGCCGCGCGGTCCTCGTCGATCATGTTGCTATCTGTACTGACAACCACGACAACGGGCTCGCCGAATGCTGCATACTCTCGGAGATTCTTCCTGTCCATGTAGTAGCAAGGCGAATCATCGCCGCTTGCCACAAGCCCCGGGTCGGCGAAGATTCCATCTTCCCCGCGTTCCCATCGAGCTTTGCGCGCCAGCCGCGGATCTGCGATAATCGCCTCATCGCGTAAGCGCTCGGCCTTGTCCATGTTCCGCGCCAATCGCGCCTTGTCACCGGAGACGGCCGTTTCTTGGATATGATCTGATGCTATCCTGTGATAATTACTTTTGCTGGCAGCGCGAAACTTGATATGTTCCTTATCTTGCTCGCACACTTCGCCCATGCTGGCCAGCCGTCGAATACGCAATTCCTGGACGGTAGCAGGATCTACGCGGCGCCCTAATGCTCGAATGTTTGCCGATGCTTTCTTGTTCGCCTTGCCTGTAGATGTTCTGCCCATCACGCCACCGCCTTTTCCGTGCTGGCTACGATCTTCGCGGGATCTCCGCATCTATCTTTGATCGTTGAGACGGTATCAGCCGCACACAGAGCGAACACAAGAGCTTGGGCGACTTCCTCTATAGGAACACCGGCCCGAAACGCTTTGACGCCCAACAGCGAAGGTCTAGGCGATACCAGGACGTTTTCCCCTACCGCGGCGCGAACGGATTGCACCCATGACACCCAAGCTTGGCAATCTTCCGGAGAAGCGGCAGCGCCCGGGCTCCAGAGCTCGGACTGCGAAGGAATGCCACACGCGATCTGTAGTTCGAGCCCCTCGTCGTATTCCATGCTGACAATCGCAAAGCGGTCGAGTGTAGTCGCGTCAAGTCTCTGCCGGGCTGTAAATCCGGCAACAGCGCCCGTACCGTTTGTGTTGGCGCAAGCCAGGACGCGGAAACTCTCATGGCGTTTGACGGTTTCTCCGTTCGGGAACATATAATGGTCGTTTGCTAGCAGAGCATTGAGACCGGCGATAATGCCCGGGTTGCCTGTGTCGATTTCATCTATGACAACGAGCCCACCGTTACAATAGGGCTCGTACAGCCAACCCGGGACAAAGGCGCCGCTCACAAGGTTCTGGAATCCCAGGAGCTTGTTGGCGGTTGTGGTTTCGTCGATGGACATAACGTAGGGCGCTACGTCCAGAGCCCGGGCGATCTGACGCCCTAAATGAGTCTTGCCACCGCCCGGCAATCCCCAGAGCCACACGGGAACATCGGCACGTAGCCATGCCAAGACTTGGGGGAATTGCTTATGCACGGGCTCGCCGTCATCGAGCGTTATGGGCTCGGCAATTTCTGGGTACTCTATAGAGAGAGTGTTTACCGTCGGCGTTTCCGGTATGCGATCACGTATCAGCGTATCAAGATTGTCATCGACCCAAGCGGTTAAGGTATCGGCCGCACACTGGTGGGCGATCTTCTCAACCGCTTCCGTATCCACGCCCGGGTTTATCTTGTCGCTGATCGCGGCCGCTATCACGCTGGCCAGATCCGCGGTGGGCTCTGCCGGCGTGCTATCAACACCCAGAGCGGCGCCTATCCCATCGGCAGCCGCGGCGAGTGTTGGCGTTTCGAGCTCTGTACTCGTGCCATTCAGTAGTGCTATCAGATCATCTTTGCGCGCGCTGGCAACCGCGGCGCCTTTCGCCAGGCCCCGATCACGCACGAGCGTTCGAAGGTCGGCCGTGCTCATTCCGGTGTAGTCCATTAGATCCCCCTCTTGTGATTGTTGCACAGGATCGCGCCCGGTTCTGCTACTCCGTTACACGCAGGACAGGACACGCCGAACGTCTTAAGGATATGCCTTGCCAGCACCGGACGAGCGCATACGCTTTGCCACGTCAGGCTCCCAAACAGACCGCTTGCCAGCGCCCGTTTCACCGCTGATACGCTTACGTGATACTTGTTCATGCTAGCTCCCTGTTTCGCTGTTGCTATCTCGGACATCAACGCGCAATTTATAACGTGCCCTTGTGCGGAGTCAACAACTAAATGCAATTATTTTCCATGGTGTACTTGTGAGCACAATCCATGCCAGTTTGAGGAAGGATTGTCCGACAAAGACTGACACGTCCGACAAAGGCCGACAAAGCCGACAAAGGCCGACAAGTCTAACGCTTGGCGGATTGGGCAAATGTCGGATTGCTGTCATGCTGGTTTTGGGCTGTTTTGGCGGCGTAAACACTTGTGCTAGCGCGGGTTGAGTGTGTTGTCACCTTTTGTCGGGTGTCATTTGCTGTCAAGAGAGGAATCGGGCAAGGTTCTCTTGGGTATTATCCTATATACATGACAATCTATGACATAACAGACAACATGACAAAACATGACAAACTTGGGACAAGGTAGGGTTGTGCTAGCATGATAGCGGAGATGCAGGACAGGGCCCGGGGTATCTCGGTTGTCGGCTCATGCCTGCGTGAGAGACGACCGGATCTGCCTGATATTCCCCAAGCGTTCCCTTGTGAGTGTCTCAAAACCTCAAATCCCCCTTCCGAGACCTGGCCTACACCCAGGGCGATCGGCGGATTGCCAGCAGCAGGGCCGATGCTGGCACGATGATAGGCTCGGCGATCAAAAAGGAAACGGGACTCCCGAGCATTCTCCATATTCTTGCCACGCCCCCCGCCGCCGCCGGCCCTGGGACTCCAAGTTACCTCGCCCCCCCCGTCTGCGCTTTTCGCTCACGCCTCGATAAGTCCCCCCCCCTCTCACAAACGAGAAAAGGAAACGGGACTCCGTGCGAAAAAAGATCAACTTAGTGCTTGCTTAGAGCAATTAGTTGTGCTAGTTGTGCGCTCAATCATGGCGAAGCTGACAGACATTCAGAAGGTGCAACTCCAGGAGGCAGACAAATGGCAAGACTTCATTGCATACCGTGACCGCCTGAAAGCGGCTGGACACACTCCCACCGAATACAACGGCAGGGCTATCGCGACGTTTTTCCGGTCCGATGGCTCTGTCGTTGGTACGGCGCCGAAAGGAAACGGGACTCCAGCACCCACTACGCCGGACCTGGGCGGAGACACTCTGAACGAAGATCCCGACACTCCCCCGACACTTCCCGAAGTCACAGCCGACGTATTCCACGGCAAGACAGCGAGCGAGGCGGAGAACATTCGATGGGTTGCGGCGAACATGATGGTGGCCGACGTAACGAGCGACGACTGTCCGAGCGGAGCAGCCTGGTGGTTGCTTTCGATGTGCCGGCGATCCCCGACGTTTGAGTACGATTTCGCGAAGTCGATGTACACGAAACTGATACCGACGCGGAGCATGTTGGAGTCGATGTTGGGCGGCGAGAGCGACGAGGACGGTGTTCCGCAGATCGAGACTATCGGGAAGGTTTTGGAGATTAGCATTCGAACGCAGGGCGGTAGTGCGGTCACTACGCCGGGTTCATCGCCCGGAGAACCAGGCTCGTCTCCTGGCCCTGCAACCACTTTACCGGAGGCCTCACCATGATCGCCGTTCCGCAGAAAGCCGGCGCGTATTGGGTGAAGACCGAGGGGCGCGAAGACTGGAACGCTGTTGCGATTGTTCGATCTGAAGACGGGTATTGTTTCAAGGATCGCGTGATCGGTCTCGATGGATGGACCCCGCTAGATCCTATCATCGAGTGGGGACCGAGGATCATGGATCCGGAAGAGGCCATGGACGCGATCATTGACCAGGCAGAAATGGAAACCGAGACAGTACCGACGGTGACGATCGCGCTTGACCAGGCCGAAAAGGAACCATGTTCACCACAATAGCCATGATAGCAGCCGCGCTCACTTTCGGCTCGATGACGTGTCCACACTACGGACTCGTGCCGAAAGGCTTTGACGAGAACCTCCGTTTTCGTCGAGACGTGCTTGAATTGGCCCGCACCGACCCGGCCGAGGCCCGGAACATCCGGAAGATGTGTGCCGAGGACTTGCTTTTCTACGTCAACACGTTTTGCTGGACGTACGCCCCGAAGATGCACCCCGACACTCCGGTCATGCCGTTCATCACGTACGAGGAGTTTCAAGACGAGGCCATGCTATCAATCGGGGACTGCATTCAGGTCGGCCGTGATTTCTCGATGCCGAAGTCCCGCGATATGGGGGCTTCCTGGATGGGGCTCACCGTGTTCGAGTGGTTCTGGCACTTCCGCGAGCATCAGAGCTTCCTCGTGATTTCGCGTAACGAGAAGTACGTTGACGACTCTGGCAACCCGAAGACGCTGTTCTGGAAGATCGACTTCCTGCACAAGAATCAACCTCGCTGGTTACTGCCTACCGGCCGCTGGTTGGGCGACAAAGACCCGGCCAGGCGTCAATTGCATCTGAGCAACGCCGACAACTCAAGTGTGATCGACGGAGAGAGTACGACCGGCGACGCCGGCCGCGGAGACCGGCGTACGGCTATGTTCATCGACGAACATGCCGCGTTTGAGTTGAACGACGGCTTCAGGGTGTTGCGAGCGACCCGTGACACAACGAACTGCCGCGGGTTCAACTCGACCCCGCAGGGGGCAGCAAACGCCTTCTTCGAGGTTGTGCATCACACGGCTGCCCGGCAGATCCGGCTCCACTGGTCGAGTCATCCCGAAAAGAACGAGGGGCTCTACACGACCGCCGAGGACGGCACGGTGAAGCTGCTCGATGACTTCCGCGGTACGGTTGAGGTATTCGAGAAGGGGGAGAAAGACGGTCGGAGTGTTGCGTATCCGGATGACTACCCCTTCCGGCTGGACGGCAAGATGCGGTCCCCGTGGTACGACGGTGAGTGTGCCAGGTGTGTGACCGAAGCCGAGATAGGGCAGGAACTCGATATCGACTTCCTGGGCTCTGACTTCCAATTCTTCGACCCGGTGACGATCGACAAGCTCACGAGAGAGTATTGCCGGGCTCCGACGCTCATAGGCGATCTTGAGTTTGATTCGATGGTGTTGACTCCGAAGCGGTTTACCGAGAACCCGAAAGGCTCGTTGCTCCTGTGGCTCCCCCTCGACAAAGACGGCCGGGTTCCGGTCGATATGAGATTTGCGATTGGCTCCGACGTGTCGGCCGGTACCGGAGCTAGCAATTCAGTGTCCTCCGTGGTGGATCGGGCAACAGGTGAGAAAGTGGGGGTATGGCGCTGCCCCCACACTCGTCCTGGTCTGTTCGCTGATACCACGGTTGCGTTAGCCAGGTTCTTCAACAAGGCTTTCATGGTGTGGGACGCCTCTGGACCGACGGGCAAGACGTTCACGATGAGCGTGATAGACCGGAACTACGGGAACATATACTACCGGCGGAATGAGAAGAAGGCCGGCCAGGACGTTACCGACGAGCCCGGCTACTTCCTGAACACTGACGCCCGGGGAGCGCTGCTGGAGGACTACCGGGCGGCCCTGGGCGCACACGACTTCATCAACCCGAGTGAAACCGGGATGAAAGAGACGCTTCAATTTGTCGTGCAGCCCGGCGGGAAGGTTGAGCACTCCGCTGCCGTTGCGTCGCAGGATCCGACCGGGGCTCGTACTGCACATGGCGACGAAGTTATCGCCGATGCTCTTGCTTTCAAGGGTCTCAGCGAACGGTCCCAACATAACAAGCAGGCTGAAAAGCCAGAGGCCCCGGTTGGTTCACTCGCATGGCGACAGGAACAGAAAGCGGCTGCCGAGAAGCAGACCGGCGGCGATTTGGGCGAAAATTGGGGCTGATAGCACAGGAGCAAGATCATGGCGAAGGGTACATTCTCGATTACGACGACGAGCAAGTTGCTGGTAGCAGCCAACGCAGCCAGGGGAAAGCTCCACATCAGCAACCCGTCGGCCACGATTCATCTGTGGCTTGCGTTCGGTGAAACGGCCGTCAAGGTGTACGGCCGGATGGTTCCTTTCGGGACGAGCGTGACGATTGACGACCCGCAGCTTGTCGGGCTCCAGGTGAACGGAGTCACAGCAGCCGGCACAGTGGCCGGTGGATATCAGGAGGTATGATGCAGGACTATCAACAGCGAGTCGTTGACGAGAAGAACGAACTGGAAGGTAAACGAGCGAGGCTGCGAGCTTTCTTAGAGAGCGATGCCTGTAGCAAATTGCCGAGCGACGAACGAGCGCGTCTAAGCATTCAGGATGTATGGATGAGCGGCTACTCACAAGTGCTTGGCGAGCGAATTGATGCCTTTTAGTTGGATTTGCAGGAATCATAGAGCATGGCGTTTTCTCAGGCAGACTTTGATTCATTGACGACCTCGATAGAGTGGTCTATCCGTCAGTTGGAGAAGCCCCGCAAGGAGCGTGTCGATGCTATCAAGCAATTCGTCACGACTCATTACGGGGAGGGCGGCGCCGAGAAGCGCGTACCGACAAACTTCCTCGAACTGGCGGCGACCATCTACACCCGGCAGCTTGCGCCCCGCGTTCCGAAGATCATGGTGACGACTACTCACCGGAAGCTGAAGCCGGCCGCGACCGAAATGGAGATTGCGCTCAACCAGGTGCCGAAAGAGGTCGGTATGGAACGCACTATTCAGCGGTCAGTCGTCGAGGGGCTGTTCACCATGGGGATCGTCAAGGTGGGGATTTGCGCGAGCGGCAAGGCTCAACTCGGACACGACCTCGGCGAGCCCTTTGTCGATGTGGTCTCGATAGACGACTACTTTGTGGATATGAGCGCCAGCGACTACACCCGGATTCAGTACGAGGGCAACGACTATTGGGCTCCGCTGGACGAAATCGCCAACGACGATAGCTACGACACGAGCGAAGTCAACTTTCCCGACGATCACACAGTCGTCGGCGAGCAGGGCGAAGAGAGAGCGGAGGGGGTCTCGGCTCAAGAAGGCGGCGAGACGTACAAGAAGCGCATTTGGCTCCGTGACGTGTGGCTCCCTGATAGCAACGAGCTTATCATCTACGCCGTGAAGTCTCAGAAGTTGCTCAAGGTCATCTCGTGGGACGGCCCGGAAGGTGGTCCTTACCGCCGGCTTGGATTCAACGACGTTCCCGGCAACCTCCTCCCGCTTCCCCCCGTGGCGCTCTGGATGGATCTGCACGAGTTGGGCAACGGCCTCTTCCGCAAGATGGCACGCGCGGCCGATGCCGCAAAGAGTGTGCTCGGCTTCACAGGCGGAGACGACGAGGCTGTTAGAGCGTTCCAGGCAGCCAAGGACGGCGACGGGATACTATGGAACGGCCAGAAGCCGGAGACCCTCACAGCCGGCGGTGTGGATAACGTGACGCTGGCGTTCTATCTTCAGATCCGCGACCTGTTTTCGTACTTCGCGGGGAACCTCGACAGCTTGGGCGGCCTGGCGCCGATGACCGAGACCGTCGGCCAGGACAAGATGCTATCAGAAGCCGCCAGTTCCCGGCTCCGGTCCATGGCTGATCGTACCCGGACCTTTGTTCAGGAGATTTTCGGGATGCTGGCATGGTACGAGTGGACCGATCCCGTCAGAGAGCGCGTTGTCGAGCGCGAGATTGAGGGGACCGACGTACGCCTCCGCACGGTTTGGTCGATGGAGACGCGAGAAGGTGATTTCCTCGATTTCAACTTCGATCTCGATGTGTACTCCGGTCAGGACGACTCCCCGGCCGCCAAGCTGCAACGGATCAACGCCATTTTCTCCGGTTACATGGTCCCGATGATCCCGGTGCTTCAGGCGCAGGGGGGAACCATTGACCTGCAAGCCCTGTTCAAGCTGCTGGCGAAGCTCTCCGACACTCCGGAGATCGCCGACATTGTGAAGTTTGTCAACGCGCTACCGCAAGAGGATCCGATTCAGGGCCAGAAAGCGCCCACGAGGATGCCTGCCAACACAACGAGGACGTACGAGAGGGTAAACCGTCCCGGGGCGACCCGGCAGGGCAAGGACAAGGCGCTGACACAGCTTCTCATGGGCAAGGACGTTCAGCCGGCCGAGGGCGCGGCACTTGGAAGGAGCACGGGGTAATGCCGACGTACTGTTACCAGACCAGGAACGGCGTGACATTTGACCGGGTGTTCCCGATTGGCCAGGCTCCCCGCGTGATCCGCAGCAAGGGGCATGTTGCTCACCGCAGCTTCCAGGCCGAACACGCAGGCTCCCGGGACGTGACAGCAGCCAACTGGCCGATGGAATGCGTGGCGTCCGGCGTTCACGTCCTACAGTCTGACGAACTTCGAGAGCATTTCAGGAAAAGCGGGGTGCCTACGGAGGTTTCCCGGGATGGGAATCCGATTTACAGGAATGCACAGCATCGACGCCGTGCGTTGAAGTCTCGCGGGATGGTCGATAGGTCATCCTATCTCTGAAATCCACCACAGATAAAGGAACACAGTTATGGTCGACGAAGCAGGCAAAGAGGTTCCGGCAGTAGAGACTCCAGCGGCAGAGACCCCGGCGGCAGGCGCCGGCGCTGATAGCAGCACGGGGGCTGAGGGCATGGTTGCTTTCGGCAAAGAACTCGATGCGGTTATCGACGATCAGGAGAAGGAAGCCGCCGACGCTGCCAAAGACGAGGCAGGCGAAGAGAAAGAGCCCGAAAAGAAAGACGACAAGGGCGACGAAGCGGCCGGTGACGACAAGAACAAAGACGTTGCTGACCCTGATGTGGCAGGCCAGGGCGACGACGACGATGGTAAGGGCAAAGACAACGGTAAGGCCGACGATGACGCAGGCAATGAGCCCGTCACTGATGAATTGCTCGAAAGAGCGGTCAAGGTCGGCATGACGTTAGCCGATGCGCGCACGTTCCAGAATGCTGATGCTCTGGATCGCCAGTTGAGCCTACTGGAAGAAAAGGCCGGCGACGACAAGGGCGACAAGGACGACAAGGGCGAAGAGGGCGAAGAGCAGGACGACTTCACGAAGTTGCTGGACACGATTCCCGAACTGGATCCGGAAACATACGACCCGAAGTTGGTCGAGGTGGTTTCGGCCCTAAAGGGGATCGCAAAGAAGCAGCAGGAAGTCATTACCGGGCTCAAGGCCGAGAAGGGCGATCAGGCTGCCGGCGCTGCCAGTGCGGAGAGTGCAGAGGCGACAACGTGGTTTGACGGCCGACTCGACAAGTTGGGTCTGGGTGATGTTCTCGGGGAAGGCGCGATTGATAGCATCGACCCCAAGAGCGATCACTTTGCCAAGAGGCGGGAGCTTGCTGACAAGATCGGCGTTCTGGAAGCCGGTTACGCGAAGTCAGGCAAAGAGCGCCCGTCGAGGGATGCGTTGTTCGACGAGGCTTCGCAGTCCGTCCTGGGGGACGAGATTCACGCAGCCGCGGAGCGAGACAAGAGCGGCAAGCTCAAGGATCGTTCTGAACAGCATATCAAGCGGCCCGGTCGGGTGAAGGCACAATCCGAAGTGTCCGTTGAGGAAGAGATCGCGAAAGAGATTGACGAAAAATACGTGAACAAAGACTGACAGGCGCGGCCGTAGATGGAAGCGCCTCAAGAAAGGAAAGTGAACCATGGGTTTGGCATATAGTGATATTGATGATGCGGTTCTGTTGACTCAGAACAAGCTCATCAAACGAGGCGCTTTCATCGACATGCAGACGGACCTCACCGACCACGTAGCGGTACGTGAGATGTGGAAGGCTCGTAAAAAGCAGTTCGCTGGTGGCGAGAATTGGGAAACCGAGTACCAGATGGATCACAACCATTCGGCGCGAACGGTTGGCCTGTATGAGTCGGACGGATCGAGTGTCGGCGATACGATGGTGAAGGGTGAGACCCCGCCTCGTCACGTCAATGCTCACTATCTCTACGACTTGAGGGAAAAGGCCTTCCAGCGTGGCGGTGTGCAGATCGTCAATCACGTCAAGACGAAGTACGTCGCAATGATGGTTTCCTTCTACGAGCTGATGGAAGAGATCCTGTGGGGCAAGCCCACGGATAGCACCGACACGAAGACCCCGTACGGCATTGCCTATTGGGTGGTCAAGAACGCGACCGAAGGTTTCAACGGCGGCAACCCCGCGGGGTTCACTTCCGGACGTGCCGGAATCAGCACTTCAACCTACGCTCGCTTCGCGAACTACACGGCGCAGTACGCTGCTATCACGAAAGAGGATCTGTTGCGCAAGATGCGGCGCGCGGCCCGGCTGACCCATTTCCGGTCTCCGGTGAGTCATGCTACTCCGAAGCTCGGCGGCATGAAGAATGGTATCTACACGAACGATACCGTCATCGGGTTACTCGAGGAGGTTCTCGAAGCGCAGAACCAGAATCTCGGCAACGATCTCGCGTCGAAGGACGGCAAGACGCTGTTCAAGAGTACGCCGGTTCAGTACGCGCCGTACGCCGACAATGACAGTACCGATCCCGTCTACATGCTCGACTGGATGTGGCTGGCGGTCGGCGTTATGGCCGGATGGGAGAACAACCTGTCGAAGCCGTACATGGTGCCGGGCAAGCACAACGTACGCCGGGTGGATCTCGACGCCACACTCAACATGGTTTGCACTGACCCGCGTCACCAGACCGTGATGTACAAATAGTCAATTCTGACTGGCGGCCGGGCGGGGTGGTCCTCGCCCGGCGCTAGCACAACACAGCAGGGGAGCTAGAAAACTATGGATACGCACATCAATCAGGCAGAAGAGATCGTCGAGATGGTCTGGTACGGCGGGACTGACGCGATCTTCCAGGGGGAAGGTGTTTGCTTCAACTTCGACTACGGGACCGCGACCGAAGCCGACGGCAGCCGGCGCAATCGCGTCGAGCGCCCCTCGACGACCAACAACAGGCACTTCGCCGGGGTGAGTCGTGCTGACCATACCGCGCAGGCGGGTGGACAGTTCATCGAGATCAACAAGCCGGGGAGTACCTGCATGGTTGCCCTGGGCGTGGATACGATGCTCGATACCGGAATTCTGACTTGTCAGGCTGCTGGAGCGGCCGGACGGTTCAGCGATGCTGGTTTCCCGGGGCGTGGTTCCATCGTACCTCTTCAGACCGTTACCGCGGTTCTTGAGAGGACTGTTGACGGCACCGGTTCACTCCTGGCAACCGATGGCAAGACGCTGACCGTGGCCGACAGTTCAGACATGGCCGTAGGGGATACGGTTGTGTTCCTGGCAGGAGAGGACGACGGGACGGGTGTGTGGAGCTTTGGAAAGTATGCTATCGGAAGCATCACGAACGCGACGACCATCGTGTTGTCAACGTCGGCGCTCTCAACGCTGACTACAGGTTCCCTCACCTGCAGCTTCTACATCTACACCGGCAACCCCAGGTGCCTGGCCTACTTGCAGGACGGGGAAGAGTCGGGCTTGGTGACGTGGCTGTCCCCGTTGAACACGGGTACAGGCGGGGCTGACCTCACGTTCATGGCTGGTGGTTTCCACCGAATCAACGGTGGCGTGACAATCGGCTCGGACGATTGCGAAGGCGATCTCGCAGATGGAACATTCTACGGAGAGAAGATCGGTTTCGTCCTGATGGGCGACCTTGCCACCAAGGACTTCGTTGTCGATCTGGCGACGAACGGTCTGCAGAACGACGGTTCGACGGCGCTGGCCGAGGTCAACGCGATAGATGACGTTACCGATGCTGTCATTATGGAATGGCAGGGGCAATGGCGCACCATTGGCCTGATGACGGGCGCAGCCGAGGCGTAAGCCTTTTTATTCTCGGGCTGCCGGGCAACCCCCGGCAGCCCTTCACACAAACCCCACCACGGAAGGAAACACATCATGGCAGAACAGGAAGCACCAAAAGCGGAACCGGAATTGCAGGTCGATCCACACGCGACCGATATGTTGAAGTCGATGGGCGTACCGGAGCCATTTCCTCCGGAGATCGTGGAGCGGTACAATGTGCTCAAGCGGTTCAAGGATCTCGTTCACCCGGGTAGGCTCTCGGTGGAAATGTTCGCGTTGATCGTTGCGGAGACGGTTTGCGCCCCTGAACAGGAGTAGCGACTCATGGCCGAATCGACTCTCTCAATCGGATACCCGGACCTGACGGCGGAAGTCGGCCAGTTTCTCGGGCATGGGCGTGATAGCACCGCATGGACAGCAGACCAGACGAGCGCGATTGACGACTACGTTCAGGCTGGTGTCCGGCAGTTCTACTATCCGCCGGCCGTTG